AAAGCCAGCCACCACCAAAAGAGAGCCAACAACAATCTGCAAAAGACCGCCGCGCTTTCTGCCCGACATAACCGGAGCAATGATAATTTTCCCGCTGCCGCCGCGTGTTAATTCTTCGCTGCCTACATTCGCTTTGCCATTGAAAACCGCGTACCCGATGCCTTGATTGCCGATGTCGATAACGTCGCGCTCAAATGATGGAAAGTTAGCCATCATTGCGCGCATGGCCTCGGCTGGAGATTTTACGGCAAGACGATGCCGACGCCCGTAGAGCTTGCCTAGCGCACCGCATAAAATCACTTCACGCATCCTAACGCCCTCGGTGTCTTGCGATGCCCCAAGTCATGCGCCGCCATGCGCCGCCGTAAGTCTCGCGCCGCGATAAACGCCCATGCAAATGGTGCAATATCTCATCGTCACCTAAGTATACCGCCGCGTGATTCGGCACGCTTGCATGGACTTGCATAATGATGACATCGCCCGTTTGTATCTCGCCTTGCACTAGGTCAAATCCGGCCACCGAATAGAAGTCTCGATAAAGGTCTAAGCCATTCGACCACCAATCATCATCACGCGGGAAGTCTGGTAAGTAAACATTACAGTTTGCAATGTAATAATCCCGCACAAGCCCGTAACAGTCCGTTGAGCCATGCGCGAATTCGCGCCCAATCAAATCAGCCACCGTCGGCGCGCATCCGTTCCAGATGCCACTAGGGACGCTCAAGATGTGCCACGGTAGGGTAGACGCTTTGCACGCGGCTAGGTCTGCCTCAGAAGGTGCGGAGGATGCGTTAGGGTGCGAATGAAACACGGCCACAACCTCTCCCGATTCTTCAGCCTCAGCATACTCTCTAGCTGATATTGCGAAGTGTTCCTCTGTGTCTTTCGCCACGTTCACGCATGGCCGATAGGTCAACGCGCCGCCGTCACTAATCACAAGACCGCAAGCCTCTCGCGGCTGTTCTAATCTCGCGTGACTCTCTGCATCATTCCGCCACATCTTAGCCCCTGAGAATTGATGCAGCGGGAAATGCACCTAGGCTCAAAGGATTGCCAGCGCCAAATCGCAGTTTGCAAGAATTCAGACGCTTAGGGCATCGGTCAATCGTGCGCAGCGGGTCATCGCTAGGCAATGCAGCATAGGCCGCGTTGTAATCGCTTAGGGCATCGTCATAGTCTGTTTGCGCCGCATCCCTCACCGCGAGAGCTGCCGTGTATGCAGACGAAGCGGTAGAGCAAGCGCCTGCGTCTAAGGCCCATTCTTCGATGTAGTAAAAAGAATCTAGGAACACGCCGCCAGCGACCTGCAATCTTCCTTGTCGGTAAGTATCCCCAAGCGTGACCGGAGCGCCATCGAATAAATATATCGGGTCGTCATTAAATCCGATGGTGTTTACGCCGCTTGGAATACGAACGTAATACTCATGGCCAATCGTCGTGCTGTAATGCTCAGCGACAAACAAATACCCGCACTGCGTTGCCTTCTCGTTTGACGCTAAAGCAAGTGCAGCATTAGCCGCAATCAGCGCATCGTTTGCAGCCGTGAAGATAACACCCGCATCAATGACGGCTTGCCCTTCAGCACTAGATGCGCTTGTAATCGGATTGTCGTTAATGTCGAATTTAGGTGCGCCGATATAACCGCACTCAGTCCCGCGATAAGCAAAACCGCACGAGTTCGCAACAATCTGGCGACGCGGTAACTGTACGCCGATGACATCAAACGCCGCCGATAGTTCAAACGTAACCGCTACTTTGTTCTCACTTGATTTTCGGTCAATGAAATAAACATCGTCCGGCAATGACTGGTCGGGGTCGGCATCTGGATTGTAGTGCCCGTTGAAATTCACCGCGTCTAGGTAGCGTGCGAGTGTGCGCTTACGCGTAACCTTCGCGCCGAGCAAATCATCATACGAGAGAATCACCGCGCTAATCGCGCCTGCGATATTCGCCACGGCTAACGTAGGGCGCGGAATCTGACCGCTGCCGCTAATCTCAAAGCCCGAAGCCTGTACCGGATACGGCAAGTATTCCTCACCGTCCCAAACTATCGAACCATTGTATTCATTCGTGCCACAGTGAAAGCGCAAAATATCCGCGCCAAACGGAGTCAGGTCTAACTCGAATAATTCGATGAGAGCCGATGGCGTAACGCTGCCGATTTCAAAGTTTATGTTTGGCATTTATCAATTCTGATAAGGCGCGGCGGGAGGCGTGAAGTTTCCCGAATATCGCGCTATTTTAGAGAAGCGCAATTCATCTTCGGTTCCGTTGAAAACAAATGCAGTCCCGGTTGCATTTCTGCCCAAAATTAAGCCGCTAGAAGAAACCGCAGTATTAAATCCAACTGGAGTTCCGCTAACTACTTCTGTCCCTTCTATAAATATTTTATGAAGGTTTGCTACTTTGTCATACTGGAAAGAAATTAAATTCTGAGCCGCAGCCGTCAATGCAGTTGGTGATGTCAATAGAACCGCGTATGTCCCTGCGGTATTTTTGGATATAAACATGCGAGGGAATCCGCCGTTAACATCCAAATAAATCCCAATGTTTGCAGATGCGCCGGAACTATTGGTCATAATAATCTGCTGACCTGTAGCAGAGTTTTGCTTAACTACAACATCTATCGTCCACGATATAGTTCCGTCGTGCAAAAATTCCCACCTCGCATTATCGGCAATTGGACTATAAATATAATTGCTTGTGTGCGGTACATAAGCATTCCCAAATCGGCCCGTTCCGCTGAAAACTGAAGTTCCATTATCTGTCCAGACATAGCCCTTCTCGTCATTTTTATTGCCATCGAAGTGCAGCAATGAAAATGTATGCGGGTCTAAACCGAGTCTGAATTTCATCGCATCAAACGGACGCATATTAAGCCTCTTGTCCTACGGCCAGAACGTCCCAACGCGTATCATCACTGTTGTATATCATCGCAAGGTACAGCGTCTTGCTGAGCACAGTCGTCGTCGGCAGCGTTACGCCGATAGCGCGATATTGCGTGTCGTAACTGATAGCGCGCGCAGTGCCGTTGTCCTTAATCCGAATCACGATGCCTAGGCCGGGAATCGCAGTTCCCGTAGGGTTAGCTAGAGACAGAGCCGCCGCTTGCGCGGTTATCTTCACAAGGTCATCGTCAAATGTCGGCGTTACCGTTGCGGATGATGTGACCGATTGAACATTGACCGTTCGTAAATCTGCGCGCACTTGCGCGATTGTGCGATTAGTCCACGCGCTCGACTTGCGCTGAATAAAATCATCGTTAGATGCCGACAATCCAGCGATAGCGGTAAGGTCTGAATCCAGAGTTTGCTTTGTATCCGCGTAGGTCTTGACGGCTTTCTGTGTGGCTAGAGTCGTATCAGAGTTTGCGGCCAATGTGCCGTCAATATCCAGCGTGAGCAGCGAAGCCGCCGAGCCGCTGGTGAAGTACGGAACTCTACTTGCCGCTGGAGTGAGCGCACCAAGCGCGGTCAATGCTGTAGTTGCGACAAGATAGAGCGTATCAAAATAAGTTTTAAGCGTTGCCTTGAGATTCGCCCACGTTAATTTCTTAAGCCCGAAGGATGCCGCGCTATCGACTAGCGGAATCTCGTCAGCATCTACCGGAGTTGTCTTGCTTGCGGCTGCGTGAGTTGCGGCTGACGGGTCGCCCGGAGAACCTTCAGCGGGTTCAATCAAAGTCACATCGGTCAGCGTGACAGACTCGCCGGATGCGGATTCAATCAGTACGTCATAGCGGCCTACGTCTGCATAGAAATCGACAAGACCATCAGCGCCGCCCGTAAACGGATTCGCTTTAGACGTCGATGCGTTGTCACTGAAAATAGTCGCCTCGTCCTCTGTGCCAGTTAGGTAAACCGTCACAGTCGGAGCAATGACAATGTTCCCAGATGCGTCCCTAGCGTAAGCAATAAAATGTTGCATGGTCTTAGCTCAGTGTAACCGTGAATCCATCGGCATCAATATCTTCACCCGCGAAAGGTTCCTCGAATACTTGCTCGAATGTCGCGTTAATGATGAAGCGTCCCGGCCCTGTAATCTGCCGCGTCCATGATTCGCAAATGTAAGTGCCTTGTGAACCCGTTGGCGGAGTCCACAAGAATGATTCTACGCCACCGCGTGCGGTCAGAAAATCCTCAATCACATCAGCCTCAGCCGTGTTGCGCACCGAGAATCCTAAGCTCCAAGTGCGCGCATCGTTGTTCAATCCGTCAGCCAATCGCTGAGAATAACCGTCACCGAATTGAGCCTTTAAAACACGCGGCTGTCGTCTTGATTGCGACGAGTAAGAAGGTGATGGCGTGAAAGTTAAGAGCATGGTTACGCTGCCGATAGCAGGCCGCCGGGCCTGCGTTGTTTAATCAATTCTTGTTGCACTACGACTGCAACGGCCTTGCCTAATTCTGCCGCGTCTTTCGCGTCCGATTGCGTAGACACTGCGCCCGTTTCCGAGTTCA